CTTAACGTTGTATTCGGGTGGAAACCTCTCATCAATGACCTGCGTAAGATCTTCAAACTTACGCATGACATTGACAAGAGGATGGACCAGATCGTTCGCGAGAACAATCACTGGATCCATCGGAAGGCGACGTTAGATGAGCAGTCGACCGTGACCAACTCCTCGCATACCTACCCTTATTTGTTTCCGCAGGCTTCCTTTTCGCCTCCGGGAGGGTGGACAACGGGGACTACGATCTACACGGTCAGCACAGAGACAGTCGATCGTCGCTGGTATAGTGCTTGTTACAAGTACTATATCAGAGATACCATGTCTCTGGGGTGGAACGCGAGAGCGCGGGCCGTCTTGTTCGGGGTAATGCCTACTCCCGAAGCAATTTGGTCCGTGATCCCGTGGTCCTGGCTCGTCGATTGGTTCTCCAATGTTGGAGACGTTTTGTCCAACCTAAGCCAGAACGCAGTCGATAATCTAGTCCAAAAGTACGGGTATGTGATGCATCAAAATGATGTAACGACGACCTACGGGATAGATTGCTCGTGGGTCCCTTCGCCGCATCATGATGAGCAGAACAATGTTCCTGGTGGCAGTTGTCTTCTTCAGACGACTGTTTTCACAGGCACCCGTGCTCGTGGAGGATCGATGAATCCCTTTGGCGTTGACGTCCAGTTTGATAGTCTTTCAAACTATCAGATTGGGATTCTCGCCGCCCTTGGTTTGTCCAAGGGCCTTGTAAAATGATAGGAGCTCACTCTTGCTTACCGACCCACAAACCATCACCTATGCGACGGTGGCGAAGAACCTGCCCGCGATCTCTCGCGGGACTGACTCTTCCGAGTACAAACTCAATGACAACGGGACGATCTATGATCTTCTCGTTGGTCACGCGTTTAAGGCTCGGAACAGGGTCTTCACCAGGCTTCGTCGGGACGTTTACGCAGCGGACCCGATCGTGCCTGCGCAGAATATTCTGGCTAGCGCGACCTGTTCGCTTACGATGGACTTCCCGACTGTGGGAATGACGCAGACCGATGTACAAAACCTTGCAAAAGCTTTGGTTGGGTACTTGGTCGACGCCACCCTACTGAAGCTGATCACAGGAGAGACATAGATGTCAACTTCCAATGACCCGTCATCGACCGCCGAGTTCGTCTTCGCGAAAACATGCGAAGCGATCCAAGAGTTGGATCACTTTATGCATTTGGTCGCGAATGATGATCATGCGGCTGTTTTGCTGGCTAAGCTGAAAGGCATTGTCAGCAAGCATAGTCGGAATCTGGACATTCGATCGTCGTCCGATTCCGAAGCCCGCCAGTCTAAGTCGACTGGCGATGGGGCTGGTCAGTCACGGCAACTCCCATATCTTCCGGAGTTGCATGGCTGACGCACCCTGTTTGGGGGAACGGAAAGCAAGGCCTGGATCGCAACCACTATGAGGTGGAACGATGAAAAGCCTTGTAGAGCTCTTTGACACCTTGCTGCTGGATTGCAGCAGGAAGTGCGATGCCCCCTGTCGTCGAGACATGGAAACATTATCTCGACGCGTTAAACACGAGGGTGATAGCTTCTTAACTATCACCCTCCCTGCCTTTTGTTCAGACTTCGAAAGAAGTCTGGACGAGGGTAGGCTTGGCCCTATTAGGTTTCGTAGCTTTGCGAAATCTAACGGTCGACCTGCGTTCTTGCAGGCGTTCCTGTCCAAGGTGTTTGACAGAAGCGGACGGCTACTTGATGAGCCGGACCTCAACTGTATCAAAGCGATCAGGCAGATATGCTTGTTCGCTAAGAAGGTCAAGAGACCGTGCAGCGATGCGCGGTTGACCTTGGCCGAGGTTAAGTTCATCGAGTGTGATAGGCAGGTAAACAACGAACCGTCTGGTCCGTTGTGGGACACTTTCTCGAGAGTTTGTAGGGTCGTGATGGCCCCAATTCTCTCAATGGACTATTACGAGGGGTTAAAACCTCGTCATGGTCCGGGTGCTACGGTGGAAGGGATCAAGGGAAACCAGAAATTCCGCCACCGTTCTTGGCATAGTCGGCTAGAATCCAGTTTTCCCTACACTGAGTTTGGAATAGGCTCAGTGCGGGACTGGTTCGAAGACGACACACCAATCCCTACCTACCTGGATCCTGAGGACGAATCACCTGTGAAGGTCATATTCGTCCCTAAGACCTTGAAGGCGCCTCGCGTTATCGCCGTAGAGCCAGTGTGCATGCAGTACGCACAACAGGCCTACAGTAAGTGGCTTGTCGCGAAAGTCGAATCATCGCGATATACCGCTGGGCATGTAAACTTTACAAGCCAGTTGGTGAATCAAGCCATCGCTTATGAAGCGTCGAAGGATGGCAGATATGCCACCCTAGACCTTTCAGAAGCTAGCGATCGCGTCTCTTGTGCGATGGCTAGAGCAGTTTACGACGTCAACCCAACCTTTCGGGATGCCGTTTTTGACTGCCGAAGCCTTCGCGCGCGCTTGCCAAGCGGAGTTGAAATCCCGCTAAACAAGTTCGCGTCGATGGGATCCGCAATGTGCTTTCCTACGGAAGCTTTGGCATTCTATTGTGCCATAATCTCCGCAAGGTTACATATTGCTAGTCGCCG